GAGCATGGGGGTGCTGTCAACACGATTGATCCCACCGACAGGGGCGACAACCATGGAGACGTGGTGATCGCGGATGCCCTGGCTGCTAAGATCATCAGGGAACGGAAGAAGACCGGGGTCAAGGTGGAGCCACAGGGTGCCCCCCTGGGTAGCTTCGAGTGGAGAAGGCAACAAAGGGAGGCTGTAAGCGATGAGTGGGAATGAGACACCGAACGGGGACATGGTTGCTGAGATGCTCCCAGCGGATGAGATCCTCCAGGCGGATGGTTTCGATGCGGCTATCATAGGTTATGCCGAGGTCTGGACAGAGAAGGGCCAGACGAGGGTGATGGCCTATGATCGGGGCAGGTACATTGATGTTCTGATGGGTGACGGCATGGACTGGACCAAGGCAAACGAGTATTTCGATAAGAATGTGGCCGGGGCTTACATGGGCGAGATGACCCCAGTGTTTATTAGCAGGGTGGTCGATCAATGAACCCCAACAAAAAAGAGCATCTCAGCCGACTCCGTGACGCGATGCGGTTCTCGCGGAGGAAGCTGGAGCCGTTCCGTCGCCGGCACAAGGAGGCGATTGAGCAGTACGTTGGGATCGATTACTCCGAGGGTGGCAGCGACAAGCCGGTGTATCTCAACCTGATGGAGATCGCGGCGAATATCTACGAGCGACAGCTTGCAGCCCGGCCACCGAAGGTGCTGGTGTTCACGCACTCCAGGAAGTTGCGTCCTTTCGGGCACAAGATGGAGCAGGCGATGAACTCGATGCTCCGCACCTTCGATGTGCATAACGCACTTCGTCGATGCGTGAGATCGGCCCTGTTCTCGATGGGTATCTGCAAGGTGGGTACGCAGGTCATCGGGAATTACGAGGAGGAGGGTTTCGACTTCAAGAAGACGAGGCCGTTCGTGGCGAACGTCTCGCTGGACGATTGGGTGCATGACATGACTGCCCACGTCCATGAGGAGACCGACTACTGCGGCCACCGATACCGGATGTCGCTGGAGCAGGCGAAGGATGAGAAGTCGTTCAAGAAGTCGGTTCGCGAGAACCTGACCGCGATGGACGACTACAACTACAACGAGAGTGGCGACGAGCGTCTCAGCACTCTCACCCAGGGTGCCAGCCAGCACGAGGGGCAGCTTGAAGACAAGATCGAGCTATGGGAGATCTGGCTGCCCAAGGAGCGGCTGGTCGTGACGCTGGGTCCCAATGAGGGTGACAAGCCGCTGAAGGTGGTCGAGTGGAACGGGCCACCGAACCCATTGGGTCCGTACCACCTGTTGTACTTCAACGAGGTGGATGGCAACTCGATGCCGCTGGCTCCTGCCATGCTGTGGCGTGGGCTGCATGACGTGACCAACGGGCTGATGCGAAAACTGGTCCGTGAGGCGCAGCGGTACAAGGTGATCGGGCTGACAAGGGGTGTGGACTCGGAGGATGCCGAGCGGATCAGGATGGCATCCGATGGCGAGATCGTTGGCGTGGATAACCCGGAGGCTATCCAAGAGAAGATGTTCGGTGGACTGGATCAGCGGAACTTCGCGTTCATGCTGCAGATCAAGCAGCTGTTCAGCTGGCAGGCCGGGAACCTTGACCTGATGGGTGGTCTTGGTGCCCAGAGCGAGACGGCCACGCAGGATCAGCTGCTGCATGCGAGTGCCAGCCAGCGAATGAATGGGATGCAGGACGAGGTGAGGATCTTCACCAAGAAGGTGATGAGGGACTGGGGATTCCACCTCTGGTCCGATCCGGTGGAGAGTTATCCGATCAGGCTGAACTCGCAACCGCTTGGACCGGTGGATACGTTCCTCACCCCGGAGGAGCGTGGTACGCATGACTACCTGCTTCACGAGATAGACGTTGAGCCACACTCGATGCAGTTCGTCTCGCCACAGGAGCGGATGGCCCAGCTGAACCAGATCCTCACGGGGGTGGTTATTCCGAGTCTCCCGATGATGAGTGAGCAGGGACTGGGCATCGATTACAAGGAACTGCTGAACACCTATTCCCGGTACGCCGATCTGCCCGAGTTGAAGGATATCATCGTGGGGTTGGAGGATGTCCCGCCTGGCTCAGACGAGATGGGACCGGGTGCTCCTGAGCGGCCTGGCATGCCGAGTTCAACCCATCGGGTGAACGAGCGGGTATCACGGCCCGGGGCTAGTCCGCGGGGTGCAGAGCAGACGCTGGTGAACACGCTGATGGGTGGCAACCCACAGCAATCCGAGCAGAACGCGATGGCAAGGGAGATGATGTGACGGTTCAGAACGAAAGGTTCAACGAGTTGCAGCGTCTCAGGGCTTCGAGGCGTGCCAAGTCCAGGGGCGAGTTCAACTGGTCGGCCAGCGAGGTCCTGTCCAATCCGCTGCTACCCCCGTGGATGACCCCGAGTTCCATTGAGACCGCGTCACCGCTTGGAGTGAACTTGTCGAGCTTCACCGGGATGGATGTCCGGGAGACGAAGAGGCCGAGGCCGAGCCGTGAGTATCCCAGTTCCATCGGGGCGTTGGGGAGCAACTACTGATGGCGAGGGCTTTTCAGGATATAGACCTGGAACGGGAGTACCAGAGCGTCCTCGCGGATGCTTATGGCCCGGTCAAGCACTCCATGCGGGAGATGCAAGGCTGGGACATGCCGCGCCTGCAGCAGATGCATCAAACCTACGGCAGGCTTCAGCGGGGCGATCCGCTTTATTCTAGTTCCAAGTGGCGCAGGGAAGCTCTTGGGATCATGATGGACTTGAGGTCCAGGGATGACACATTGCTTGCCATCCCGCCTACCCAGGCCATAAATCTTGGGACTGTAGGCTCTCCCCAGGTCAATGATCCATTCGAGTCGTTTTCCGCGTACAACAGGGGTCCTCAGCAGCAGCAGCAACAGATGGGGCCAGCCTTTTTCGGGATCGGTGGCCTCACTGGAAGACAGCCACAGCAGCAGGGTGGCAATCAGATGGGGAACATGATGGGTGGCACTTACGGGGCTCAGCTGGCCCCGATGATGAATCAGGCGTACAGGAAAGTGACAGGGACCATAGGATTGGGGAGCCAGTCCGGAAGCCAGTACACGAGGTAGCGAGATGCCAAGAAGAAATCCCCCAACCGTGGCCCCGTCCCGTCCTGCTTACGGTGGACCCCCGGTAATGGGGCCTGGGCAGGGCATGCTACCGCTTGGCCCGAGAGATGACGTGATGGGCCCGTTTGGCACGGGTCAACGTGGCCAGGGTCCAGCCCTACCTCCGGATGTCGGGCCATTCGAGCAGACGGGCACGGACATCATGAACCTGTTCAACACGGGGTCGACAGCCCCGCATTGGTCTAGCAGGCAGATGTCGCAGATGTACGGCTTGCCGTTGTACCAGCTGCTCGGGAAGACCAGACGAGGGCAGGCAGGGACCGCGATTACGAGTGCGGAACTGGATCGCATGTACCGGAACGTGTCTGGTGGACTCGGATACTACGGGGGGCAACTGCAGGATATGTTCGGTGGAGGGGGTCAGCTGCAGGATATGTTCGGTGGAGTACCCGGGTTTGCCCAGGGTGGCGACTTCATGACCAATGGCCCACAGATGATAATGGTGGGGGATAACCCAGGCGGTCGTGAAAGGGTTCAAATAGACCCCATGACAGCCCCTCCCGGTCAGCAGTCCGCCATGCAATCGCAGAACCCTCGTTACGTCGATCCAAGAAACCTTACCCCGGGCGACCGTGCTAAGACGTTCCCCGGGTTGTTTGGTCCTGGAGTGCCGGGGCGTAGGCCTCCGACAGGGGGGAATACTGTGTGGCCTGAATGGCCGTCAGCAGAGGAATGGCAAGACATTCCTCCCGGGCAGATGCCACTGCCCCCGGCACGGCCAAGGTACAAGTGGTGGAATGACCAGCAGCCCTGGGGTGGACCGTTTTATGACCCGAAATTCCCGCCCAACAAAGTTTACACGGACCCAAAAACAGTTTCCGGGATCCCGGGGACACCCACGAAAAGGGATGCGACGATTCAAAAGATGCGCGACTGGCTCAAGAGAAAAATCCTCGGACCAGCGCCGCCGCCGCCTGTTAGCGAACTCTTCTAGGAGCGATCCATGGCATACGGACCCGATGGATTTGATTTCAACGTAGGTCAAATCGATCCCCTCCCCTACCCTGCGGGGCCAATGGACCCACTATGGGGGTATTCAGACGTACCCGGCCTTATGCCATATCCCGAAGAAGATGAAGACTACCTTGATCCATGGGGAGCCCCCTATCCCGCGGGGCGACCCCATCCATGGCCCAAGCCACACGGTGCCTATCCGCAACCCCTCCCGTGGATGCCATTCGTCCCTCTTCCACCCGCTGGACCCGGTGGTGTGGTTCCCGGATGGAATCTCCCCGGAGCACCGCCTCCCCCCCCTCGTAAAATCGACCTGTTCAAAGGCCTGTTCCCCGGGCTTGAAAAGTCACGCAGCCAGTTGCCGATGCAGCAGATGCCAATGCAATCCGGGGGCCCGATGCAGCAGATGCCAAGCACCTTCCAGGACGTGCCCTACGCGCAGCAGCTACAGGGTCTTGAGGGGTACTTTTGATGGCAGTAGTGTACAAGATCAACGGTAGCGAGGTCCCCCGGAAGGAGTTCATAAAGGACTCCAAGGGTATGGGTCGGATACGCAGGAGCTACGAGACATCCAGCGTGATCGTGTCAGAGGGGGCCGCGGTACATCCTGATGACCGTCATGAGGCCATGGCGCATGCTCGCAAGCATGGGTTCGCTATTGACTTCGACCGCGAGGGTCGACCACACTTCACATCGCATACCCAGCAAAAGAAGTACCTGAAGGTGCTGGGGTTGTACAACAAGGACTCGAACTCTTAGGGGTGCATCATGCCCAAGAGCAAGTACGTAAAGAAGTCGAGCAGCAAGAAGGCCAGCAAGGCACCGAAGCGTCCGAAAAAAACAACCAGAAGAATGCGTTACTAGGAAAAGGGTAAACAGATGCCAGACGACCAACTTGATGTACAAGAAGAAGTTATCCCCGAGGGCGAGCAGCTTCTAGATGAAGAGCCGCCCGAGGTGGTTGCCGAGGTCCAGGATGAGGAGGTTGCACAGGATCCAGATGCCCCAATCGAGGCCAGCTGGAGAAACGACCAGTACGCGGTTGGGAAGGCGATGGGCCTGGAACCTGAACAGGTCAGGGAGTTCTCCAACCCGGAAGCATTTGACTTGGTAGCGAATCAGTGGGCTGCTTCAGTGCAACAGGCGATGGCGGAGTCTCCACAGGTTCAGCAGCAGCAGCAGGCTGCACAGCAGCAACAGCAACAGCAGCAACAGGCGCAGGGTCGCACGGCTTTCGAGTTTGGTGACCCGAGCGACTACGATCCCGAGATCGTGGAAATGAACAAGTTCTATCAGGGGAAGATGGATCACATGGAGAACACGCTGGGTGCGGTGCTCATGCACACCCAGCGGATGCAGATGGAAGCGGCTGGCCGGGAGATGGACATGATCCTCAACAACATGGATGAGGGGATCTTCGGTCGAGGCCGATTGAACGACTTACAGGAAGAAAACGCTCTGAACCGTATCTCCGTGGCTGACGAGGTCGCCCGGATGGGTAAGGGGTATTTGGCTAGGGGTGAAGGTATTCCCCCGATGGATGCTTTGGTTGAGCGGGCTGCGCAGTCTGTTCATGGGAAAGAAATGAGCCAAGCGGCTCTACAACGTGTCTCCGAGAAGGCTGGTGCAGTCGCTCGGCAGGCCACAGCGTTACCCCAACACCGTGACGGTGGTCCGGATACGGGTTACGAGGCTGCAGTCCAGGCTGCGGCTAACTGGCAAGCTGAGCACGGGATGTCTTCTCACTAGGAGGCACTTCATAACGGAGTGTTTCGATGCCTTACCAGGCTGATGATTATGCAGATCTCGTAACGACCACGTTGCGCGCTCTGGAGAAGACCACGTGGGCCGATATCGTTGTGGACAACCAAACCCACATCGCGTTGCCCAGGATCCTGAAGAAGAAGGCCGTCCAGTTCGGGTCTGGCTACGGCTATCAGTTCAATGTTCGCTTGTTCAGCAATAATGCTGCTCGCAACGTGAAGCTGGCAGAGACCGATAACCCGACAACTGCTGACACGCAGAAGACGGGCAACATCCCCTGGCGACACACTGAGACTCACTGGTCGCTGGAGGAGCGGGTCATCGCGATGAACCGTTCTCCCGCCCGTCTTGTCAACCTGCTCCAGACCAGTCGCGTCGATGCGATGACCGATCTGGCTGAGTTGATGGAAGGCAACTTTTGGTCGAAGCCCACGAGTTCAAGCGACAGCTTGGCTCCTTACGGGGTTCCGTACTGGATCAACACCACCAGCTACTCGACCACGGGTGGCTTCAATGGTGGTCGGCCCACTGGCTTCACCGATGTTGGTGGTTTGGATCCCAATACCTACTCCCGGTGGAAGAATTGGAACGCTCAGTACGTGAACGTGTCCAAGCAAGACCTCATCCGGAAGTGGCGTGAAGCTGCGACCAAGACGGAGTTCAAGCCGCCTGTTGACGGCCCGTTCTCCAACATGAAGTCCAACTGGGGTTACTACACCGATTACACGGTGCTGGGAACTCTGGAAGAAATTTTGGAGTCCCAGAATGACAACCTGGGGAACGATGTCGCGAGCAAGGATGGAAACACCATCTTCCGGCGTATTCCGGTCGAGTGGGTTCCTTACTTCGACAACAACTCCGGTACTGGTGACACGACCAACCCGATCTACGGGATCAACTGGGCCGTGTTCAAGCCGTGCTTCTTGCAGGGCGAGTACATGAAGGAAACGAAGGTGCAGCCGCATCCGTACCAGCACAGAACGCTGGTATCTTATACTGACTGCACGATGAACTTCTCATGCGTCGATCGCCGTCGTGGCGGCTTCGTGCTGAGCAAGTAACTGAGATGTCCTCCGATGACCTGGGGGTGGCTATCGCTGCCATGCCACCCCCAGGTATCGTTTCCCGATTGGCAGCACTGGAGCAATAGCTCATGACTGCTTATGTACAACACAAGGGGCCCACAGGGCCAAGTTCTGCCCAGACCCGCGGTCTTTCGAGCCGCATATGGGGTCGTCTCCCCATCAAGAACTGGAGCGTCGGTCTCGGCGGCGGTCGGTTCTTCTTCGACGACTTCATGAACCACCCGGCTCACATCAGTGCCCAGACCATCGGCAACTATGCCAGTTACATTTCTACTGGCGTCACGCTGAAGCAGGCGGCTGGTGAAGCGACTGGTGCCATCGAGGTTGCTGGCAATGATGCCGACAATGACGAGGGCAGCATCATCAGCGGCGGCGGTGCTGGTGGCATGGTCGCGCTTGATGCAACTGGTGCAGGCCGAGTGGCCTTCGAGTGCCGGTTCAAGAAGGCCAGCATCGCGAACAACGCACTTGGTTTCTTCGTCGGGCTGTCCGAGGAAGGTTCCCAGGGTGACAATGCCATGGCGGACAACACTGGGGTAATTGCTGACAAGGACTTCATTGGTTTCCACGTCCTTGCTGATGATGGAGACTCTCTCGATTTCACTTGGAGGAAATCGGGTGAGACGGTCCAGGTTCATGCGGACATCGCCACGATGGCCGCTGACACCTACATGAAGATGGGCTTCCTGTACGATCCGGCGCATCCCGCTGACAAGCGGATCAAGATTTTCGTCGACAACGGGGTTGAAGAGTCGGTCTACGTCACGCAGACGCAGTTGGAAGCGGCCACCTTCCCGGATGACGAGGAGCTTTGCCTCTTCCTTGCCACCAAGCAAATGGCTGGTACGGATGCAGTCCTGGCCCAGATGGACTGGTGGGCACTGGGAGTTGAAGACTAGTAAACCGGTGCCGCAGCACCCGGGGAGGCGTTGGATCTCCTCGGGTGCCATCGTGAA